AACACCAATCATTTCTTGAGCTTTAGTTAAATGTAAAGAAGCATAGTCACTTACTTCAATTGAACCAGAAGCAGGAGTAAGATTTCCATTTTCATAATCAATTATTTCAACTTCACCAGAAGCAGCTACTCCATTAAAATCTGCAGAAGCATCTAACGCAGTTTTAATTTCAGTAGCAGTACTTACTCCATTTTCAATTTCTACTTCAATATTTCCATCACTATCCATTGTCACAACTTCAGAATTTTCTGTACCTCCACCTACATAAGAAATTTTTCTTCCATTATTAACAGTACCTACAGTATCAGATGCAAGTGTTAAATCTTGAACAACTGTAGAAGATACAACATCTGCTTTCCCTCCAACAAGATTTGCAAATGAAGAACACATTCCAACTCTCATAACTTGGGATAGAGAACCACCAGATGAAGTAACATCTATTAAAGCATCAGCAGCACCGGAATTTGCAATTGCAGTTTTAACTTGAAGAGCAGTACTTACTCCATCTGCTATTTGAACTGTGATTGCAGCAGTATTAACAGAAACAATTTCTGATCCAGCCGTAGCACCGGCAGTAAATTTAAACGTTGTACTATTTCCTGCTGTACCTGCTGACTTAGCAATTAAAGTTAAAGAACCAATTATAAGAGAAGCTTTAGCAGCAAGAGTTCCACCAGATAAAGAGGCACTAACACAAGTAACAACTGCAGTTGAATTTTGACCTGATTCAACAGAAGGAGTTACATAGAGTAAAGCATCAGAACTTGCAAGAACTGCATTTTTAATTTGAAGAGCAGTAGAAGTTCCTGAAGCAATTTTAATTGAAATATTTGCAGGAGTATTAAATGAAGGAGGAGTGATTGTCACTATTTCTGATCCAGCAACTCCACCATTTATTAAAGTAATTGTAGGAAGAAGTCCAAGAGAGACTTCAGTAAAAGTAAGAGCAGATTGAATTGTAACTTTGGCAAGCGTGATAGACATTTTAATTTTCCTTTTTGCAGCCCTAATCTAATTGGGGTTTTTATGAAGCGATTAGATGATCTAATTGCTTCAACAGATTACCCCTAACTGTAATCATTTTAAAACTTAATAAGCAGCAGTTGCAGTATAAATTTCAATCGCACGAAGAACGTCAAGAACTTTCGTGACATGACTGAATTTATAACCAACAGTTGACCGTTGATCTAAAGGATCAGCAGAACCGGCAGAACCTAACTGTTTAATAATTGTTTTAAGATTATTTCCAGCAAGTTCCACAAGACCATATGCTTCTTGAGAAAACATATAAGCTTGGTGAACATCAACACTACCACTTCCTGCACCAGTATGTACATAGACGTTAGGACTTTCAACAATCCTAGCACCATAAATACTACCAATTTCACCTTTATAGGTAGGGCCAGTTGTAGTATATTTATTCAAGTCAAGCCACGATCCAGTAGCATTTTCACTCTGCAAATCAAAAGATTGTGCAGGAGAAATGATAGTAGGATATGAGTTCCCAATACGCCGAGCAGCTACATTCCGAAGAGCATAAACAGCACGACGAATTTCACTAGCAAGCATAACACCAGCAACACTCGCTTCATTAGCAACTTTATTCGCAAACTGTTTAGTAACATTTCCATCTAGCGTATTGCGAATAATTGTATCAATACTAAGAGCAGCACGATATTGAAGAACATCAAGTGCACCTTCAATAACAGGATCAATTGATTCCCCAATCAAATAATCAGAGAGGGTAACAAAGTCCCCATACTGCAATGGAATACAAGGAATTTGCGTTGACGCAAGTTCCAATCCAGTTGGAGTTTGAGCTTCTGTTAGTGGCGAAGTATTTGCTACAAAGTTAGTATAACGAGTAAATGTAATCGTTCTACCACTTCCTTTAGGCAGAGTTTTCTTCTGACCAAATTGGTCAAAATGCAACTCTTTTTCAAGACGAGTTAAAAGACGTTTATCGTAATAAACTGCAGCACTTGCATTAGGAAAAGATGCATTGTCTGTAGTTGTATTAACGTTATTCATTCCAGCAAAAGACATGGGAGTATCTCCTTAATATTAATCTCTCTCGGCCACACCAATTTGAGCAGCGACGACTTTACGAAGTTCGTCAATATCTGTAATCTTGTTGAGGTCAGGAGTAGATGTTGAGACAGATTTCCCACCACCTGCGGTGCCAGCTTTGGCTTCTCTCGCAAGTTTTGAATCAGCAGAGTCTTTACCGAGTTTTCTAGCTTCTTCTACGGCTTGTTCTGCACTTCGGTCTTTAGCCAGTTTATACAAGGTATCAATACAATCTGCAATAGACATATTCCAATTAACAGGACAATTAGGATCATCCGATAATTCTTTCATGACAGGTTCAAGCTTAATAAAGTCAGGATAATTAGTTGCATCTGACCGTCGCCTCATTAAATTGACTTCGGTTTCTAGTGCAAGATTTTTACTGTTTGCTTCACTAAGCCTTCCTTCATAATCAACTTTTATCGGTTCCAACCATTTCTGAAAATGTGGTTGCAGAGCTTTTGGGCCTTGTGTCTGTAAATCCCGAATAAATTGTGCAGGGTCAATCGGAGTTTCAGTAGCTTTACGAAGTGTGTCATAAACTTCATCAAGTTTCTTTTGTAAAGCAGCAGATTCTTGAGATCGTTGAGTGAATGATTTTCTAATTTCACCATATGATTTATTCAAGTTATCAAACTTACTTTGTAACTCTTCATAACTTTGTTGCACATTGAACTCTTTAGGAACAGGAAGATTGTTGTCGGTGGGTTTTTGATCTCCTATACCTTTAGAGGTGTCAGCGTCATTAACGGGCGTACCATCATTATCCGCAAGGGGTGTTGGTTGCTTGTCGTTTAGATTTTCTTCTGGCATTGTACTATCTCCTAATTGCTTTGTCCACTATCCGTGGGAGCATTTAAATCTGGAGTGGCTTTTTCCGCCAAAATCTTTTTAGCTTGATCTCCAAGAACCATATATTTTGTAAGAACACTAAGAGCTTTTTGTATTCCTCTAGCTTCTAATCTAGCATCTCTAGCTTGTTCTTCTGTTCCTGTAAGCCAAGTATTTTTATCATCAGCAATAATTTTTACAAGTTCATCACGATATAACTTGTATCCTGGATGTAAACAAAATGATCTAATAACATCTGCTTCTGCTGATGCTTTAATTAAATTCTCTTCAGACATTTGGAGTCTCCTTTGGAGCAGCCATAGGAGTTTCTGCTCCGTTAGTTGTTACTTGTCCATTTACTGCATTAGACAAATTTCCATCAACAATATTCTCTGGAGGAACTTGAGGTTGCATCCCAGCAAGAGTAATTTCATCTTTATTAAATCCCATTAATTTCCATACTTTCTTTGCAAGAGCAGAAATACTATCGGGAGATAATACTTTTCCAAATATCCCCATAAATGATATAACTCTATTAATTTTACTTTCTTTATCAACAATATCACTTACAGCAACAATTTTAATTTCAAATTCTGCACGAATTAGTTCAGGAGTAACTTCACGATCAAAAAGATGACCATACAATCCTGATTTTTGAAATACTTCATCTTCATCTAAAAATTGAAGGTCTAATTGATAAAACATTCTTAAAATTCTTTTTAAAGCCATTTCTTCAATTAATTTAATGGCTGTTCCAAACTTTTCAAGAGCTTGCCCTATAATCATCTGTGCTCCTCTAGCAGTACGTCCTAACTTTCCAGTTTGAGGAGTTCCCATAGCTGAATCAGGAATAAGAGCATCTTTAATTTCAGTTTGAAGCATAGCAGCTTCAGTAAATGCTTGATCTGTAACATTGGGTTGTTCTAAAGCTTCTACATCTGTCATTTGGTCTACCCAAATAATTCCTCCAGGAGAAGAAACAAGCATATCAGGATCAATGTCAGCTAGAGCATTAGCTTTCCACATTCGATTTAATATTTGATTAATATTATCAAGTCGTTGTCTACGAATAGTCCAAAGTTCATGAACATTGTTTATAACTGGTTCTATCATTCCAAGTCCAAACCATTCCATAGGAACTGGAAATAAAACAGAACGAATAAGAGGACGTTTTTGATGGTCAAAAGGATTAGCAATTGCTTTAACTAATACTTTTCTATTCGCAACAACAAGATAACATTCTTCTCTTATTCCATCTCCATCAAGATCATAGTAGCCCCAATACTCTAATAATTCCACTTGGTGAGAATCAACTGCATTTCCACTAGACGTTCCACGAACTGCATAACGCATATGACGAGAAGAAGTAAAAGAAGCTTTATCTGGTTTAATATCTTCAGAATCTACATTAGCATATACTGGATATTTACCAGCACCAAGTTCTTTTAGCTGATCTATATTAATCCATGATCTAAGAATAACTCCATCAGAATCTCTTTCACTTCGTGCTTCAGGATCAGGAAATACATCAAGAATATCAAGAACATCTATTTCAGGTCTACGCTCTACAACTTTATATTCTTTTTTCTCTTGTCCATAAACAGCATCCCGAAGTTTAAATCCAAGAATAGAAACAGGTTTTCTAATTATTTCTCTTGTTACAACCCACTTCCGAATTACTTTCCAATAAATTTTAAAATAAGAAGTTCCATACATTAAAAGTTGTTTTGTAAAATCCATAAACTTTTCAAAGAAGTCAGCTTGAGCAAGTTGATATCCAAGAAGAAGTTCAACAAGATTTGTTCGTTCTAATTCTGCTGGATCAGTAGGAACACATTCAAAGAAATCTTCATTAGATGCAAAGATTGTGTTTATAATTTTAGGAACAGCAGTTTCAATAATTTGAAATATAATGGGAATAGTAACAGAAGAACGAGTAGGAGTTTTTAATTTATCAGTTGAACTAAAATAAAGACGATAACATTCATCCCATACTTTTTCATAAGGTCGTCTCCATGCACTCCATTGATCAAACTTTTTTGATATAACACTAACAATAGATTCTTCTTTTAATTTTCTTTTTTCAGGATCAGATTCTTCAATAGCAATAGGGTCTTGAAAATCTTTCCCTGGAGCAGCACGAAATTGATCTTGCATCTCTCCAATCTTTTTTAAATCTGTATTATCAACTTGTTCTTTTGGCATTTTTTCTTCAGGCATCTTAATACCCCGTTATTGAATCAGACACTACAGTTTTATTACTTCTGTATTGTCTAATTCGTAAATTAGTTCGTTGTGGTCTATTTAAGTATAAACCTTGTAGTGGTCTACTAAAAGCATATCTTAAAGCATCAACAGCATGATCATGTTTTTTAACTGGTGTGTCTTTATCTTGTTTATCTTCATCTGGTGCTTTATAGTGATAACTTAAAATTTCATTAACTAAATTAGGACACCGATCTCTAAAAATTTTTAATCGCCCATCTTCTAATAATGTCCTTATTCTTTGAATCCCAACCTCTAAAGCTTTATCAGCTTCCATTACTTCTTTATTTGCATATTGTAATTTTAATTCTGCAATGTCTTGAGCAGATTGAGTATCTGCTAAAACATATTTTAACTTCTCATTATGCAACCATTCACTAATAGTTTTTAATAAGACTTCCGGTCTGTAGAACTCTTTATAAATATAGAAAACATTGGATGAAGGATCACGAGCCACACAAACAATAGCAGTTGGAACAGAATGACCAAAATCCATACCACCAAATAACAACCAATCTTTAGGAATGGTAAAAGGTTCCACGATGTGAAACTCTTCATCAAACTCTGGATACACCAATCCTTCCAATCGTGTGAACTTACCTTCATATCGTCTTTCAAAGATCGCTTTGGGAAGTGTTCGTTTTGCTCTTTCATATTCTTCTTTTGGAAATGCAGGATTATCTGTTGACTTCCAAATGATTACTTCATAATCCTTATCATCTTTAGCTCTTTGATAAACATCTCTAAAAAACCATCCTGTGTTATAAGGAGTGGTTGTTAAAATCATTCTTGCTTTATGTATTGACCCTCTACCTTGAGCATTAATCCATGCAGCAGCTTTCATCTTTCCAACTTCATCCAACCATCCAGCCAAGATATCCATTCCTTCAATACTATCTGGTTCATCCATTGAACGAACATAAATCCTGCAAGGTTCATCACTTCCTGGTCTAAACCAATTAAGCTTAAAGTAACCTTTGTTCTCCATCCACACTCCCCAATCCTTCGGAAAGAACTCTTTGAATTTAGGAAGTGTACTTTGTTCTAAAATTTTGTATGTAGGAGCAGCAATTAAGAAATCTCCTAATTGTCCTTGTTCTCGTAACTTATCAATTTCGTTAAGTAACCAGATTGCACCAATTGTAGTCTTTCCACCACGAATCCCAGCAATTGCTACGATGAATCTAGCAAAACTCGCCAGAACTCTACTCTGACCTTGATGTAGCACTAATTGTGCCATATTCTTATTTACTGGCTTTATGACGTTTAGTTTGTTTATTTGACTTTCCAGCTTTAGACAAAGCTATTGCAATTGCTTGACGATGAGGATATCCCTCATGACTTAATTTTGAGATATTGCTGGAAACTGTTTTATCTGATGATCCCTGCTTTAAAGGCATTGTATTCTCCTTCCAGGATTCCTGGTGTAAACAAGTTGTAACAAATGGTTGCTCCCGTTGGAGTTGAACCAACTACCTCTAGGTTATGGGCCTAGCAAGCTACCGATGCTCTAGGGAGCAGAATCTTATGGTTTTTAAAGGATCATACCATCTGACCCTTACACTATCTCAAATCGAATGGTAGAGAGTTTAAACATATTAGGGTTTGTCTTAGGAACATCTGTTTTGGGTTTAATAGCCCATGCTGTCCAAAACCCTTACTCTTGTCCCATCCCCTACCACTTTGTAACAAGTTACTTACTCTTTAATCTCTGTTACATCTGTAACATTAATAGGTTTAGTGTCGTTTGTTACAATGTTATTAACGATCGTAAACCTTGTAAACGATTCTTTAGGCTTGTCCAGAACGTCTGGTAAGCATTTGGCCAATGTACGAATAATAGATAGCTTTTCTCTTAGAGTGACGGTGAGTTTACTATTATCCAAAGGCAAATCAATAAGCTTGTTTAATTCAATCATTAATCTATTCTTATTAAATCCATTAGCTTCTGCTATTTTAGCTATAGAACCTTTTAAATAATGATTTAATTGATAAGGAGATTGCTTATTTAATCCTTTATAACCTGATAGTTTATAAGCTTCAACTACTGATAATCCCTTATTTATTAATTCTATAAATTTAAATTGTCTTTTAGTTAATCTTTTATCTATTAGACTATCTAATAGCTTATTATTAGATGATTTATCTTCTGATAGTTGAATAGATGAATTATTAATCATTTAATTAGTTATTTAATACTAAATAGTTAATAAATTAACTATTAAATAGATGATATATGCTATAATACATAGAGCCTTATTTGATTATTGTTGTGTTCTAACTAAGAGAACCACTATTTATAATAAGGACTCCCTACTTTATACCCTTGAAATAGTCAAAAAGCAATATAAAATAAGAAGTATTATTTAAATTATTATTCAAATAGTTGAATATCAAATAAACTGTTTTATTGATCTTTATATATGACAAATATATCATCAAATTGTCTCATAAATGTCTTATTTAAAATCTACTGTATATTTGAGATAATGGCTAAATATCAAAATAAGCTGTTTAATTGATATATGACAAATCAATGACAAAATTATTCACAAAGATTTCACTTGTTTGTCATTAAGGTGTCATCACTTTCAGTTATACTTATAGGGATAGGAGACTAAGACCTATCAATTATGGATACCAGAAAAGACTTAATAGAGCAGTTTCAACTAAGAGCCTTTCAACGAGGAGACTATGAAAGGCTTAATGCTTATTTATGGTTAGAGGTAGCTAGTGACAGTATGTCAGATGATGACTTTACTGATAGACTAATGCAAATTCATTCTGATACATGGGATGGTAAATAATTCATTAAGATTTCACTTATTTGTCATTAAGATATCATAGACTCCTGCTATACTTAAACTATGAAACAAGCAAACTATAATAAATTTGGAATGGGAATTACAGAAATTTGTTTAGTTGATCTATTTCATCCGTTTATTCACTTCTTTTTTAGTTGGTTGTTGTTTACGAAGTATAGTAAAATTGGATTATTGATTTATCGTAAATTATTATGAATAAAGTCTATTACTATAAAAATTGTTATAAAATCATTTATCAAAAGCCTATTTTTGATAGAGGTAAAGCTATTCAAGCTTATAAACAATGGAAAAACTGTAATATAGAAACTGCTAACTTAGTAAAAAAACTTAAAAAAGAAGGATTATTAAACCGTCATTTAATTTCTGATATGAGTAATTTAAAAGATAATTATTATAGGCTTATTAATTTAATTAGTCAGAAAAAAATCATCCGAAAGATTAATGGGAAAGAATTTAACTATCTATGTAATAAATCTGACAATGACCAAATTCCCCATTTACGAAATGCATTACATCACATTAAAAGGGAGATACAAAATTACAGATATGATCGTAAAGATTTTATTCAAAATGTAAAAGTTGAGTCTAACTATTGGTTTTTTAAACAACAAGAAAGGGCATTTAAAGACAAGTTTCCATATAGTGAAGATAAATATATAGGGATTGAAATTGAATGTATTGTACCTAAAAATTTAAAGGATAAGCAAGAATTAATTGAATATCGCAAATATATTTCTATTGCGGATGATGGATCAATTGAAGATTATGACAATGATGAAGAAGAAAGCAGGGAATATAAAATTTTAGTAAAAGAATCTGAATTAGAATCTACTGTCACTGGAATTTGTGATAAGTTAAATTCACTAGGAGCATATGTTAATAAAAGTTGTGGACTCCATGTTCATTTTGATTTAAGAGAAACTACTAAAGAGCAGAGAGAAGAAATATATGGCAAGTTATATCACTCTTTAACTCTTATAAAATCTATTGTCCCTAAAACTCGAAGAGAAAACCATTTTTGTAAGATTAACACTGAAAATAAGCCTGCTTATACTGGATCACGTTATCAAGCTATAAACTCTTCTGCTTATTTACGCCATAGAACTTTCGAAATTAGATTATTTAATGGTACTATTAACGCTTCTAAGATTCTAAACTGGATAAAATTATTACAAAGTATTATAAATGGTAAATCAATTCTAAGGTGTCCAAAATCTTTTGAAACAGCTAAGACATATTGGAATTTATCAGAAGATTTAATAGCATGGTGCAAAGAAAGACAAATTAAATTTAACTTAGTAAATTATGGGGGGAACAGTGTGCAAAATTCTGACAATACTTGATATAGAAAATAAAGAAAAGGCTGAAAAATTTATTGAGTTATCTATTCCTATCATTTCTAAAAGTGATAATGATGGCTTAGGAGTTATGAGACTAGGGGAAAATAAAATTTATATCCAAAAGTGGCTAGAAATTCCTTCGAAGTTAGAAACTTCTAATAATTTAGTTTCATCGTATCTAAAAGCTTTACAAATAGAATCTTATGAAAAGGGAGTGAAGCCTAGTCATTTAGACGCTATCGCTATTCATGCGAGACAGGCTACTTGTGGAATCAATATAGAAAATACCCATCCGTTTTATGAAAATGGAACTGCTTTAATCCACAATGGAATTATTCGTAATGTAAATTTAACTGACAATAAAATTTCTACTTGTGACAGTGAAGTATTATTAAGGCGTTACATTGATTATGATATTAAAAACTCGAAAGATTTAATAACTGATATTAATAAAATGTTAGAATCTATTAACGGTTATTATGCTGCTGTTATTTTTAATACTAATGGAATTGTTGATATATTTTGTGACAACATGGCTACTCTATCACTAGCTAAAATTCATAGTTTAGGGATTGTAATTGCTACAACTTCCTTACTAATTCAACAAGTAGCTAAACGAAGTCATTTAAAAATTACTTATTGTTATCCTTTAAAATCTTTTACTTTTTTAAGATGGGAAAAGAATAAACAACCTGTTATTTTAACATTTAGTAAACCTTATTTCGCTCCAATAACATCATCACTTGATAAAGAAATAAAAGAATATGATGATCATTCTAAAAAATGGTGGGAAAAAGAATTAGAAGAAAAAGACAGACTTGATCATATTAAATCTCTAAAAGGAATATAAATCATGAAATTATTTAGAATTTACACTGAAAATAAAAATTATGAGAAAGTAATTAAACCAATTCTCGAAAGTTTTTATGATGGATTTACTGTTTTTAAAGGGGAAGGCAATTGGAAAAGACAGACAGAAAAAAGTTTACTAATTGAAATATACACAGACAATATAAGTTTTATTAAAGAAGTATCAAGCCAAATAAAAACAAGAAACAATCAAGAATCAATATTAATAATAGAAACAGATTGTAAAGTTGAATTTGTTTAAAGGAGTTTTTACAATGAAACGCACAAAAAGAAATAATATTGTTTTGGTATCTCCAAAAAGAAAAATAAAATATCTTCACTCTTTTTATTATCAAAATGGTAAATGGTATAAAGTAAAAGACGTTATTAAAAAAGGAGAATAAATAAAATGACTGATATTCATTTATATATTGAAGAAGCTATTAATGGTTGGAGAATTACACGATGGGAAGGATTAAAAGTTAGTAAATATAACTATGAAACTATTGAAGAAGCATTAGAAGATGCAAGAAGTCAATTATTGATAATTAAAAATACACTTAACTATGAAAAGGAAAATCATGAATAATCTAAATGGAATTAAATTAAAGTGTAATTTTTGTACTGATGCAGAATTAACAGATGAACTTTACCTAGTTACAATAGGAAAAAAAGATTATCTGCTTTGTGAAGATCATAAAAATCAATATGACCATTTAAAAGAGAAAGAACATAATGAATAACCTTGATAAAGACCTTCAAATCAAGTTTGGTGACCTTGCTAAACCTTTAAGGGATGAAAGGATAGCAAATACTAATTATTGGAAGTTTCAAGAAAGATTTGGAGATCAAGAATCATTAGACGCTAATCTTGACAGCATTGCTTTAGTAAATCCTTCTCATCTTTCTGCTAATTTAGGTAGACTTCGACAGCTTTTAAAGAAAATTAAACTATCAGAAAAAGACAGTAAAATTTTACAATTATTTTTAAAAGGTTATACTCAAATAGGAATAGCTTGTTTTTTAAGTATAAAGCATCAATATGTTAATGCTAGAATTAAGTCTATATGTGACAAAATAAAGAAATTGTGGTGACTGTTTTAAATTCTATTGCTTTCCTGCCATTTTAACCGCTATAAGTAGAACCCTTTAAAAACCTTCACAACCAATAATTAAAGTAACTTTAAATTTTAAATCACCGTGCCTTATATAAAGCACAGTGAATTATTTTAAGGAGTTTAGATGATTCCATTTCTCGACGTTCTTACTCCTATTGTCTCGAAGATTCTCGACTTCATCCCTGATCCTCAAAAGAAAGCAGAAGCCCAGCTTAAATTTCAACAAGAACTTGATGCTAATAGTCAAGCAATCTTAAATGCAGTTGCACAAATTGATAAAGGACAACTAGAAATAAATGTTGAAGAAGCTAAATCCTCGAATCTGTTTGTCTCAGGATGGCGACCGTTCATTGGATGGGTTGGAGGATTTGCATTGACATGGCAATATGTTTTACAACCTATTGTTACTTATGTTTTTACTATTTGTGGAAAAACTGTAAATTTACCTATCTTTGATTTTTCAGCGATGTCGACAATTCTTATGGCTATTTTAGGTTTAGGAGGACTTAGAACATGGGAAAAGTACAATGGAAGTCAAAACAATCATTAAACACTTTAATAGGAAAGTGGGTTATATTGGAACATAAAGGCTATATTTATGGCTTTCCTGTTTATGTAATTGAAATTGTAGGCAGAAAAATAAGATGTATTTTTTCTGATTTTTCTGGTGCTGAAATTTTAAGAACTGCTAATTTTTATAGATTTGCCACTCGGAGTGAAGTCGAACTAAGTTTAAAGCAGGCAATTCAAGAAATTTTAAATCGTATGGATTTAGAGGAAATATAAAATGACTGAAGAACGAGTATACGATGATTTTAAAGCAGATGAAACTCCTAATGGAGTTTGTAATTGTGGTATGCCAAAAATGACAATTGATGGTAAAATAAAGTGTCCTAATTGTTCCTCAAAAACAAAATCTACCTCGAATATAGTCAATATAACAAGTGATCCTGGAGAAGATAAATTGAAAGAAGCACTTCTTAAACCTGTTGAAAAACTTGATTTTAGTGGTTATCAAAAGAGTGATACTTGTTGTTTACCTTCTAATTTTGCAAAGAAAACGCAAGAAATATCAACTGACTATTCTCAACATTTAGGAGAAGTTTATAATTATTTAGGAACTATTGCAGTTGATTCTGTTATTAAATTTAAACACCTTCTTAAACTTAAAAAGAAAGTGCTAAATCTTCAAACAGAAATAAAATTGTTTTTAGATACAAGATAAGGATAAAATATGTTTACAGACCCATATTCAGAATATAGTCCTTTTAATGATCCTTTTTTACCAAACCTAGTTTATAAAAAATATCCATTTCTTAAACCTAAAATTCAATCCTCGACAGATGGAAAAATAGCATCATCAGATGATTGGTTAGATACTTATTTGTTTATTAAAAATATAAAGGAGAAAACAAATGGCTAGAGAATTAAAAGGCGGACAAGGGATTTATCCTCCTGTTGTTAAATTTAACAATGCAGGAGAAACATTTGTGGGAGTTTTATCAGGAATTAAAGATAGTGGAAAGTTTGGAAAAGTGTTTCAATTTAAAGCTGTAGCTGGTACTTCTTTTATTGGTCGTCCTGATGGTACTAAAAATGAAAAAGGTCACAATAATTATAAATCTGTTGATATTAAATCAGGTGATTTAGTTGATCTTGGAACTTCTACTAATAGTCAACTTGAACAAAAACTTCTCCAAGCGATTGTAGGAGAGAAAATAGAAGTTATTTTTACAGGATGGAAAGTTAATCCTAAAAGTGGACGTTCATTTAAAGACTATAAAGTTACAGTTGTTGATTAAGAGGTGACATATGGGAATACTTAATGATAATAAAACTACTGATATATCTTCTTCTATCCCAACAAAAGTTGAACAAATAACAGTAGATAATAAAACTCGACTTATTCAACGTCAAGGATGTATTCAACATTCAGTTATTTCTCAATCAGTATTTTCTAATTCGACTAATTATGAAGAATGGTGGGCTTTAGTTGAAAAAACTGCTGATAAAATGATAGAATTTATTAATAGAGTATAAATTGGAAAACAAAAATGTTAAAGTCAGAAAGTAATGGTCATACTCTTATATTTGAAGAAAAGCCGTATCATAGATATTTTCTTGATGGTAATAAAGTAGAATCTGTTACTGGAATTGCTAAAGGTGGTTTTCCTACTCCATTCAAATTAATAAATTGGATGGTTAGAGAAGCTGTTAAAAGATGTATTGAAATTCTTAAAGAAATTCCTCAACAAGTTAATAAACTACCTCAATATTTTCTTGATGAATTACTTAGTGAATCATGTAAACAAGGTAAAAAGTTAGCGAAAGAAGCTGCTGATATCGGAAGTATAGTACACGAATTTGCAGAAAAGTATGAAAAAAATGAATCAACTGCTGATCTTCAAATTTTAATTCTTCAGCATAAAGACAGAGAAAAAATTGAATCATGTATAACAAAATTTAAACTTTGGAAAGAAACTAATCAAGATAAAATTCTTAAACACGAAGAAATTTGTGCAAGTATTGTTTTTAGAATTGCAGGAAAGTTTGATAGATTATCTCAACGTCGTAATTCAATTGTTTTGTCTGATTGGAAAACATCATCTGGAATTTTTATTGAACAATTGATCCAATTAGCTTT